CCCTCCTTCGGGTAGGTTGCCGGATTCTGTTTCGAGGCTCCGGCGGGCCCAGAGATTATGCCGCTAGGCGCATCTCAGGAGCAAAGTTATCGTTTGCATTTACTTTTATGATTCTCCACTGCCTTCACGTATCTGTCGATCCTAGTTCGCCCCCAGCATAAACACTTCAAGTAATGCACCAAATAAAATTGCTACCAATCCAAATTCTACAAATCTCAACAATAGATAGGTTACTACATCTGCCATTTTTTACTCCAAGTGTTTATGGTGGAGGCGCCGGGTACCGCCCCCGGGTCCAGTCTACATCCATCCAGTTTCACTGAATCAATATTATTTATATTATAATAAAAAAAGATGTAGATGTAAACAGTTATTTTTATAAATAATTACAAATAGAGACTAGTCATAACACAGAGAGAGGAGTGTTCATGATGAAACGGCTTTTTATTATGCTGGTGGCGGTGCTTGCATCGAGCATTGCGTCGGCAGAAACTATTACTACTGAGTCAACGACAGACTCAAATATTACAACTAATGGTAACATGACCACTACGGTCAAGTCACCGCCACCCTCGGCCATCTCACCACAGTTTAGTGCAGGTACTAATTCAGACCTTTGTACTATCGGTGTTGCAGGTGCAGTCCAAACACAAATTTTAGGTATATCAGCTGGAATGACATTCACAGAAGAGAACTGTGTTCGATTAAAGAATGCAAAGACTCTTTATGATATGGGTATGAAAGTTGCTGCTGTATCAACTATGTGTCAAGATGAAAAAGTTTTTGATGCTATGATGATGGCGGGTACTCCATGTCCGTATGATGGAAAGATCGGTATGGAAGCTAAAATTGGTTGGGAATCACACGAAGAAACACTTAGAGTAAAGCATGGTGCTGAGGAGAAAACAGATGCTAAGAAGACTGCTACTTTTGGTGGCATGGGTCTTTTGGCCTTCCTATTGCTTCTCTGAGAGCATAGTTCCCTACTACGGTACCACGGGTAACGCCGCGGCTGATAATGCGTTGCGCTGGTCTATGGGTAATGTCTTACCCGAACCGCCTGGCGTTTCAGTGAATGGTGTGATCTATAGCTATACACCAGAAAAAATAACTGAAGATGATTTTAAAGTTACAGTTGGCAATGAAAGAATTGGTGGTGGTGATATCTGGTCTGATACACAAGATTGGTCAGGCAAACCCGGTGGTATCGAGGTGCGAAGAGTTATTGGTTTACCAAATGTACCAAAGGAGTTATGGGGTGATGGTTATATCGAGACAGAAGGAACTGGTACTGTTAATGACGCAACTGTAATTTACAGTTACAAAGTAAATCCATGTTTTGATCCACAATTTGATCCTAACTGCCCTGGATATAAAACGCCGGTACCACCAGTTGTAGAAGTGACTATTGATCTTTATGATGCTACAAAGGATGATAATGTAAAATTAAGTTCAGAAGAACAAGTCCTGATTGAAGCAAATGAAGAGCAATTAGATAAGGAAAAAGAGGAAGAAGAAAAAGAAGCCGAAGAAAAACTCAGGAAATATAGACTTGAAAGAGCAATGAGTGCATCAGATGCTTCGGCTATCTTTGCAGAAAATATAAGAATTCAACAAATGAATGCAGTTGCACAATTGGCGGTAAATGCTCAATATTTGGGTGCAACTATTCCAGGAGGAGTTTATAAAGAAACTGTTGTCCTTAAGGATGCAAAAATTGATGACAACAAAAAAGGGCTAAGGAATGGCTTAGCACAACAACTACTGCATGAAGAAATGGTTCAATCGCAGTATCAATAAAGAGGAGAACGTATGTTCAAAAAAGCAATCATAGTAGGAGCATTAGGTTTATTGCCTATGAGTGCATATGCACTTGATGCTCCAATTACTGGAAGTGTTCAGTCAAGATGTATTATTACGACCGACACTCCAGGCGTGTATGGAAACCCAAATGCATATACGCTCACAACAGCTGCAGCAGATGGTGGTGTAACTCCTATCGTAAGATTTGATGTTACTCTTGCCGATGCATATTACGCACAAATCACTCATCCAACTTCGTTTACTTCAAGTCCATCAATCACTGATACTGTAACATGGACTGGATCAACCGAAGTAAGTGCTGTGTCAGATGCTACAAACATGGGATCATATGAGTCAGGTAAAGTTACATTCGGCCAGACAACTCAGTATGACCTCACGGCAACTGGTTCGACTTGGTTTAAAACCAATTCATCAGCTACAATGGGTGGTAACAAAGCATTCCCTGGCGGTAACTATACCGCTACTGTGGAAGCGCTTTGTGTAGCTCAGTAAGATGAAGAAGTATCTTATTGGATTGATCTTTATGTTGGTGTCATCAGTGGGGTTTGCTCATGAAATGACACCAACATATCCCGTGCTGAAACCATCCTATATGGATGGACTTCTTGTGACTACAATGGAGATATTCAATAAGAGACAGGATATTGAATATTATGAAATTGCAGTCTTTGATAAGGACTGGAATCCAATACCATTTGTATCATCATATAAAGTCTTTAAACTCGAGTATCAAAAGAGAATATCATTTGACATATATCTTCGTGAAAAAGACAAAGATGCCGCAGTTTATGTTTGCACAAGATCAAAAGCACTTAAAAAGAATGTGTCTAATACGAATGTAGTGTCTACCATATGTTCCAAATTTAAGAGAAAATAATGAAAAAACTACTTTTCATATTCATGATTCTATTCTCATCTGCTGCAATGGCAGAGAATAGTTCTCTTAATTTGGCATTACCCGGCACAAGTTCTGCCTATGGTCAAGATTCTTTCCGGGCTGGAGAGCTTGACTGTAAAAATTCAATCGGAGGTGGAACAAACTTCGAATTTGGTGTAACGGGTATTATTGATAACTATTCTAGCCCATTTAGTAGTAATAGAAGTTCCGGAGATTCCTCAAAGGATATTGGTGTATATGCGAGAGTCACCATACCTTTAGATGGACCTACGGAGAGAGTCAACTGTAACACTCTTTATCAACTTGAGTTAAAGAAGAAAAGACTTGAAGTTGAAAAATTAGAGCGAGAACTGGAGAAACTAAGAGCGTTACAAGCAACAGAATAAAACTGAGAGAGGAGCAACTCAATGTTTACAAGACTAGATAAAATCTGGTTTGGAATGTGTGGCATGTTTGTCGCAGCATGCATGATATGGGTCACGTATATCTATTTTGAATATCGTGTAGACGGTATGGCAAGAGCAGATTATCGCGATATACCAACGTGGACTTGGAAACCAGTCATCAATAAAATAAATGGAGACCAAAATGGCTAAAGATCTTGGTCAGGGTCTCGAAGATATGGAACAAGGTATTGAGGATCTGAAAAATAAAGAGTTTCGGATTCTTGGTATCAAAGTCACTTTCATGTCTGTCAGTGCATTAGTCGCAGTACTTGGTTCTGTGATTGGTGCACTATATGGTGGTTTTCTTATGTATCAAAAAGTCGAGGAAGTGGCAGGACTCGATGTCGGTGCATTCGAACAACGTATGGAAATTATTGAAACAAAACTTGAAGAGGCTGTCGACTATACGCGAGATATTAAAGGCAGCCTTAAGGACGACATACTTGGAATTGAAAAACAGGTAGATCGTATGGAAGATAAACTTCGTAATCAAGAAGAAGAAACACGTACGATAATTAAAAATGCTGAAGAACGTTTTGAGAATAAACGTGATCGACTTCAAAATGATTACGATGAAAAAGCAAATCGACTTCAAGAATCCAATCAGAGTAGAATGGATGATCTTGAAGCAAAAGTAGAAAGAGATCTGAAAAGTCTAGAAGACGGACTGAATAAGAAGTTACAGAGAGCCCTCGACAATCCTCTCGCTAACTAACCGAGGGCTCTCGCAAGACCGCTGAGGCGGTCTCTAGGGTAGGGGTGGTTTCGGCCATCCCTACTCATCCTTGCTGGAAGTGTCATGGATATAGAGCTGTATAAGTGCATAGTGCAAGACCTTCATGAGATCCTTCCGAGCATCTTCGACGGATCCTTTTTTACCGTATCGTTGTGCATATTTCAAGACATTTCCAATACAGAAACCAGTACCATGTCCACCATCGATAATAAACTCAGTGGCTTGAAACTTATCTTTCGAATAATGTGATTGATAAGTTGAGTCAATATAGTCCTGAAACTCTTCAATCAATTCACGTTCATTGAATTTATAATTAGGTTCTTCAAATTCTTCTGTTTTATAATTAAAAATCATGGCATCTCCCATCTATAAAAAATATGATCAGCAATTCTAAGTGTTTTGGTTTTTGATTCACTCCAATCAGGCCTTACGTAGGTAGCATGATAATGAGTGGCCCCATTTGTAAAGTCTCTAAGCTCTCCGAAATAGATCTTATAAGCAATGGAAATAGCAAACTGATAGACATCACGGTCATGATTAGGAATATCATCAGACTTGCCATCACAATACCAACTGAATTGACACCGATGGCGAATCGGGTATTCCATGTTTGGATCTTTCCAAGATTTTCTTGTAGGTCCCTGTTCAATAACCTCACAATATGAATGAGGAAAACGCACATCCATGACACGATTACGAGTGACAAGAGCGACACCAATCATTCCTTTCGCTGGTTGATTACGAGCTTCCCAGTAAATATTCTGCGCAATACAGGCGATCTCTTCCTCAGGCTCATGCCACGTATGACCAAAGGCAGACTTGCCTGTAATAAGTCCACCAAGAAAAGCAAGAGCACATGCACCAAGAAAAAGATATTTCATTATGCACCTTTTACATGATGTTTGATGAGATAGTCAGACCAAAGACCACGAACCATTTTAAGTTGAGATTCAAGGTATTTGATAACCTTTTCATTTGGAGTAGGTTTAGCAACTTCATCCATAATCCACTGTGGAAGAACTCTAAGGAATCTTTCAATTGATTCACGCTGTTTTTCACGTGGAAGTGATTGAATATTTTTTTTCAATTTAGTGGTTGAAATACCTTTTGACATAGTTTTTATCTCCTCTTTGATTTTATAAGTATATTATATACCAAAAAGAAGTGCTTGTAAACCCCTAAAATGCATTTTTTTAAATTATTTTAATTTTTTAATGGCAGAATTCGCGAATCATCGGAAAGACTGGTTCAAGAGCATCTGCACAGGCTCTTGCTAATTCTATGTGTTCTTTCTGTGTACCGTGTCCAGAGCGTAAGTCGATATAATGGATCCAGGACCGGATGGTTCCATTAACATAGAGTCGAGATTCAATAATACCTTCCGGTAATACTGCACGAGCTTGTTCTTTAGCGATTCCATTTTCAATTGCCCATTCATATGATTTCTTTGCTTGTACCATTACTTCTGATTGTT